ATTTAAATATTTTTCAATACCACCATTTGTATAACAACCAATGCATCCCTCACCATCAAAGACGCCTGCTAAAAATATTACTTTTTCTTTACGGGAAAGACTATCGAACCCCTCTGAACTTTTGTCCTTTAAGTTGTATGCCATTATTACCTGGGTATATATTTTTTTTGCTTGGTTGTCTATAAGGGCACCCGCCTTTACTTAATCCTTGTGGGTTTGGGCCTTTCTTAGGAGGCGGCCCTTCACTAACTCCTCCTGATAAACCTTTTTGTTTAAATTCTCTTGTAGCTTTTTTAGAATATTCAAAAGCTGAATCTTCAGACATATGTACTCTAGAAGAATCATATGTTTTTTTAAAAAAATCTTTAACTGCTTTAATTTCTCCTGGAAAAGCTTTTTCTGCTACGTCAAAAACTTTTTTAGTGATCTTTTTTTTAAATTCAGACATTATTGTGTTTTTCTAGCTTGTTGTAATGCTGCTTGTACTTGTAATTTTTCTTCATCAAAATCTAATCTATCTTCAAACTGAGCTTGTTGTTGATCTAACTTTTCAGAATCTCTTTGTGCTCTCATTTGAATGTCCATAGCTTTTAAATCTAACTCTCTTTGTTTTAAAGCTACCAATGGATCTTGTTGTTGACCTGCTTCCTCTTGAACTAATTGAGTAGTTAACACATTTACTCTTTTTGCAATTTGAGAAGCTGCCATAGCTTGGAATTGTTCAGGATCTTGTTGCTCCATCATAGCTGTTTGAGGATCTTGTCTCATAATTTGCATTATTTCAATCGTAGCCATCATAGATATGTGTTCAGATATGTGTCCTTGGAATAAAGCATACACTTGAGGATTAATTTGAACCATTCTGCTCTTCATAAACGTTTTATGAGCTTCAATGTGTGCCATATGGTCTTGTTCAGGAAATGCTTTTGGCAATTTCATCTGTAAACCTTCCATATTTTCAATTGCTGGGTCTTTTGGTTGTGGTTCAGGTGGTTTAATTAATAATTCATCAATTTGTTTTGTTCCTAACGCATTATAAATACGTCTGTAAGCTTCATAAATGTTGTGAATGCCAGGATTTGTCTGTGCAATTTGCAATTGTGTCTGTGCTAACGTCACTCTTTGTGACATTGAGAAAATATTTGGGTCTGCTACTGGCAAAACATCTACTTTATCGTCAAAATCTGCCTGTTTAATCATTCTTTCACCGCCATAAACATCATATGGATACTCTGGTGGTAAATATTCCGCAATTACACGTGCTAAAATTTTAAATTCTTGCTTCATAGCGTAGTACAAACGCTTGTGAATAGCCGACATCACTCTTGCACCTCTTTCTAAGAGTGCAATTGTAGTTCCAACAGCTCTATTTTGAGCATCTTCACCCATTTGCATATCTGCAATTCCTGCAAAACGCTTACCAGCTTCAACACAGAATCCTAAAAGTTGAAATAAAGTTGCACTTGGCTCTTTAAAAGGTAGTAATTGAAACTGTTCTCTGATGTTTCCGCCTGGTGCATCAACATCTCTAAACTCTCCAGGTTGAATTGGTTGGTCATCATCTCTAATTCTCATACCTCTAGCTTTAAATCCAGCAGGTAAGTTAGATAAAGTTCCAGCATCAAGTAGTTGTCTTAGTGCAGAAGTCGCTGCAGTAGATAAACCACCGATCATATGAATTAAACCAAAGCCATAAAAACCTAAACCTGGTAAAAATTTATAATGTACAAAGTAATTTATTTTTTTAAATGTAGTATCTTCTTGTCTGTAGTTTCTAATAATTCTTAAAATTTCTCCTGAACTTTCATCAATAGTTACAATGTATGGAATTTTTACTCCTTCTTCTGAATCATCGATGTCTAAATCAACGTGCATTTCTAAAATTATTCTAGTGTCTTCAGACTCTGCAGGTTTCTTAACTCCTTCTAATTCATTGTATCTTTTTTTAATGTCAGATTGTTTGCTTTCAGCTTGTGATAGCTCTATGTCTCTGTATATTCCAGCAACTTGTGCTTTTCTAACTTGGTTATCTGTCATTTTATTGATGTGAGTAATTCTTTCACAATCAGATAAGTCAGTTACGTAATATGGAACAACTAAATCTTCTGCGGGAACAAACTTAGAAACAGCTCTTCCCATAACATCATCATAATTAATTTTTTTAAATGCTGAACCAGCTAATGGAAGCATAAATAATAATTGATCAAACTCTGGAGTATATTCTTCCATCTTCTCCATAAGCATATAGTTCATATATTCTTTTACTCTCTCTGCTTGATCTTCTTTCTGTGCATTTCTAACTCCAATGATCTGAGTTCTTACTGGCCCATCTGATGGTAGTAATTCTTTGTACGCTTGTGCTTGAAATTGAGTTACTGCCTCAGCTAATAATGGATGTGTTACGCCTGAAGCACCTGTAAACGGTCTTGTCTGCTGAGTATATTTAAATCCTAATAAGTCTAAACCTTTAGTATAAGATTCTTCCCAATCTTGTCTAGTTTCTTTATCGTTTTTATAGTCAGAAATTAATTCATTAGACAATTCTTGCAATTGTCTTTCATCCATTTCTTCAGCTAAATTTTTGTAAAAATCTTCAGGAACATCTTCTTCCATCACAGGCTCTTCACCTTCAACAACAACCTCTGGAGCTTCCTTATCGGTAACTGATAGATCTTCCGTTTCTTGTAATGAGATATCTTCTTCTGCCATTTTGTAAGTATACTAAATTATTGATGATTTATAAAGGTCTGAATGGATTTTCAATTAAACCACCTTCATTTCTATAAATCTTCATAGGTTTATTTATCATATCTGGTGAAATACGCAAGGCGTACACGTTCATATATAAATTAGGGTCTCCCTCTGGAATATATGCAACATCTACATTACTGCCTATTGATTCAGAAGCTCTAAGAGCTTCTTCTCTTGAGTTATAAGCACCTTTATGCACCGTTGTTTTAAAAGTCTCTACTGAATTTCCTGGATTACCTTTAGTACCATCATATCTTCTAACTTGTCTATCTCTGACTAACTTCCAAGGTTTTTTAGGATCAGATAAACTTACTTGTATAGTTTTAGCTTCAGTATTATATTGATTTGCTAACTTCTTCATTACTTCAGGTACAACCGCAGTTCCTTTTTTCTGAAAACCTTTACCAGTTGCATAACCATAAAATTGTTGTTGACCTGCTACGGCTTCAGTTGCTCTTGAAATCCTATCTACAGGAATAACTCCAACCCATTGTGCTCCTTGATCACCACCTTCTTTGATTACAGATTTAATAGCTAAGTCAGCATAATTTTTATTATTATAAAAAGGTACATATTCAGTTAAAGCCTCTTGAGTATAATTAGGTTTTTGTCCTAATACGTTTCTTGCAGTTTTCATTTGACCAAATATTTTATTTAATTCGTAAGCTTCTTCTTCAGTTCTAAATATTCCCTTCTTAAGCAATTCTTCCATTCTAGCACGATTAGTGTTCAAAGGATCAGCTGCTAATTTTCCAAACTCTTCCTTACCATAAGGATTTAATCTAATCTTACCTCGTGATACTTCATCTAAAACTCTTGAATTCATATCAGACTGTATTTCGTTTATGGTTAAAACTTTTTCACCTTTAGGTGTAACTCTGGTACCATACATTCCGTGAACTACTGGAAATTCTCCAAATTTATGTTGTCTATTAAATATATGATCATAGCTTTTTGGGTCAAGATTACTTTGAGCAATAGGTCTGTCTTTAAATCTCCAAACAAATTCTCCAGGATTCATTTCTCCCTCTAAACGATATGTTCCATATTCAGAACTTGTTGCGTGAACAGGTGTTCTACCTGCAGCTTGATATTTTATAGCAACGTCCTCTGATAGTTTATTAATGTCCTTCATCACATTAGCGACTAGTCTTTTATCTTCTGGATCAGTTAATAAAGTTTGAAGAGAGTCTAATTCTTTTTTAACTTTTGTACGATTTAATTTTAATGATTCTAATATCTTCTGTTTATCTACTGAACTAAAATTTGCAAAAACATTTTTGTAAGTATTTTCTATATTTTGTAATGTTTCTAAAGATGCATATGCCGTGCCTTTAGTTGTTGGATCTTGTGTATACTTAGCGTTTAAAAGTTCTCTAACTTTTGAAATTTGTGAAGTAATTCCTCCTGCAGATTCATCTAAACCAGTTGGTGTAGTAAATCTTCTATACTCTAAATTAAAAAATGGATTTTTATAAACTTGTTTTAATAAGGTATTCTTATCAATGACCATATTTAGGTCTTTAGCATTCTTAAGTAAACCGCCTACTAAGAATCCTGATTTATCTAAAGCAGCTATGTTAGAGTCAAATAATTCTTCAGTATTAACTGAAGCTGAACGACCATCATTGTATTTAGTATTAGTCTTTGCTTTAAAATATTTAATCCAATCATCTGCCGTTGCTTTATCTTTAGGAAACATTTTAATTTGATCATAAAGAGCAGAACCAAACTCAGACTTAGGCACATCTCTCTCAGCAAATGGCAATAGTCTTTGTGCCATAAAGTCTCCCTTACGATCATTGACTAGAGGAACCATCTCCGTAGTTTGTGGTTTAACTTGAACTTGATATTTAATTTTAGTTGGTAATGTTGTAATGCCTTCACCTTGTTTTCTAATCAACGGTAATAGCTTTTGCGTGTCCGTTGTCCGTGAAGCGTTCTTCTCAGCTAAAGTACTAAGAGCTCTTTTTACTCCGCTAATGTTTCTGAATGGTCTTAAGAATGGAAGGGCTGCTAAAGCACCAAACCCGATCAACGTACCAAGGCCAGCGGAACTGTCTTTTTCCTGTTGTTGTTTTTTAATATC